AATCGACGCAACGGCATAATGGCTTCAGGCCCAGCCTCGCCCATCAGCCCCGCTCCATGCGCGAACGCGAACATGGTCGGCTTGCTGACAACCTGTCCGGAATAGGCGGACAGGTCCGTCGAGTTGAATACGTTGCCGTTGGCACTCCCGATTACACCGGGGCCGGTCGAGAATCCGAAGGCGTTGGCGATGTTGCCGAGCACGCTTGCCCAGCCGCCAGCGGTGCTGCCGGATGTCGAGGATTTCGAGCCACCACCGGTTGCGCTGAACGAATCAAACAGTCCTTGAATTGCCTTGTTGGCAAGGAACTTAAGGGCTTGCCTATACATGTCGTCGATCAAGCTACTGAAGGACTTCTTCGCCGCGTCAGCCCCGTCAGCGAAGCTCGCGAATGCGTCACCAAAGCCGCCAATCAGGTCAGTGGTGAGGCTCCGCATCTGCCCCGCCATGTCCTTTTGCTCATCCATGAAGTCTTTGATGGCGCTGCGGACACCATTCATGCCATCCGCTTGGGCCGCTGCGGCACGCTTTGCCCCATCCTCTTCCATCTGCACGCGGGCGTCGTGATACGCCTTCAGGTCGGCCAGTTGCTGCGCGTAGAACTGCTTTTCAACCGCGTCAGATGTGGACTGTTGGCGCTTTTGCAGGTCGGCCGCTTTCCGGTCGTAGTCGGCGTCAATGGCAATGCGGGCTTTCGTCTGCTCTATTTCTTGCTGGCCCATGCCGAACGAGGCGACGTCAAGGTCAATCTGCGCCTGTCGCGTTTGCAGCATGTCGTCTAGCGTGGTCTTGTACGCCGCAACCGCCGCTTCACCACGGGTGCGCTGATCCATCAGCTTCCCTTCGGCGGCAATCTCGGCCTCGATCAGCTTCATATCCTGCACGCGGAAGTTCGGGGTCTCTTTCGTGCGTGGCGACTTGGTGGAGCCGGTGGACTTGTCCGCATACTTTGCTTCGATGCCGGCAACGATCTTTGCTTCGTTCGCCCGGATACGTTCTGCACTGGCCTTGTCGCCAGCGGCAAGCGCCTTCTCTACCTCGGCATTGGCCTTGTTGTGGGCGGCCAGCACTTCCTTGACACGCTTTTCTTCCTTCGTTGCGTAGATCGCCGCTTCCTTGTCGGAGTCGATCAGCGCTTGAGTGGCTTCCGCCGCAATAGCCTTCTTGCTCGCCTCTTTCTGCGCGGCGACCAGCTTGTCCTGCATCGTCGCCATTTTCTTGGTGGCGTCGTCGATCATTGACTGAATGTCGCGCCCGCTGTTGACGTCGAACTTGACGCCCTTGGCTTGCTCGGCAAGCAGACGGTTACGCTGCACCGCAAGCGCGTCGAACTTCATCTGCTCAGTCTGGTCGCGTCCGATGCCGGCGATGGCACTGCCGGCAGCAAGCGTGGCATCCTTGATCCCGCGCCACGCCTTTTCGACAAGCCCCAGGTTTTCGACGGCCTCCTTCGAGCGCTTGTCTACCGTGTCGGCATAGATGTCCGTAGCGAGATTGGCAGCTTCCTGTGTACGGCCTTGATCTTCCAGCGCCTTGATCTGCTCATAGATCGCGGTCGTGAGAAAGTGCTGCGCATCGTTGAGCTTCAGGATGGCTTCAAGCGGCTTGTCTTGCAGCGACTCGAACTGCTTGATCGTCTCGGACGTGGCCTGCCCGGTCATGCGCGACATTTCGAGCGCAGCCTTGCCGACAAGCTGGATCTGTTCGCCGGTGAACTTGCCTGATGCAGCTACTTCAGCCAGAGCCGCCGCCGCTTCGTGCTGCGTGCCCACCGCGTCGCCAATAGCCTTTGCCATCTGGCCCATGCGGTCGGTCGTCACCCCGGCATAGTTGCCCGTGGTGATAAGCGCCTTGTTGTAGGCGACCGCCTCGTCGCTACCTTCCTTCCACGCGAAGGCCAATGCAGCAGCCGCAGCAACACCGATGGTCAGCGGGTTGATCATCGCCAGGATGCCGTTGCCGACTGCACGCAAGGCGGGGACAACGCCGCCAAACATATCCTTCAACTGGCCGCCCTGTTGTAGCAGCACCAGCATGGGGCGCTGGCCACTGGCAAGGCTGACACCAATATCGGTGAACTGCGCGGGAAGCCCTCGCAGTGCGAAATTCAACTCCCTTGCTGTCTTTGCGTTGACCCCAAGCTCCGCTTCCTGCGCGCGAAGCTTTGCGATGAACGGAACGGCCGCGCCGGACACGCCGAGTTGCGCCGCCTGCAGTTCGAGCAGATCCGCGCGCGTCTTACCTACTGCGCCCGCCTGCGACTCAAGACCGGCAATGAACGCGTTCCTTGCCGCCGTGGTCCGTTCCATTGCTGAGCGCTCGGCAAGCAACGCCTGCGTGTTGCGCTCGTAAGACTGTCTACCCGCCGCAGCGTTCGCCTGCGCGGTTGCCGCAAGGTCGCGGACGCGCGCGTCAGCAAGGCTGGCGAGCGCAGCCCGCTCTTCCAGTATTGATTGAACTTGCGATGACGCGGCACGCTGACCAGCTGCGGCATTTGACTGCTGCATGATCGTGAAATCACGCTGGCGAGAGGCCGCAAGCGCGTCAGTGGCTGCGCGTTCCGCCAAAAGTGCCTGCGTGTTTGCAGCGTACGCCCTTTGGCCTGCTGCCGCGTTTGTCTGTTGCGCCAGATCGAGATCACGCTGGCGCGACTGGGCAATCGACTCAAGTGCAGCACGCTCGGCAAGGATCGCCTGTGTACGCTGATCGTAAGCGCGCTGAGCTGCGCTCGCCGCCGCCTGCTGCGCGAGAGCCAGGCTCTTTGCCGCCTCAGCCTCAGCGAGTATCGCATCAGCAGCAGCCTTGGCGGCTTGTGCCTGAGCCTGCTGCGCATCTCGGTTCGCAAGGATCTTCTGGCGTACTTCCTCCAGCAACTCAATAGGCACGCCGCGCATGGCGCCGTTGAGCAGCTTTTGCTCTTCTGCTGTTTTGCCAAGATTCTCTGCCCAGCGCAACAGGCTTGTTGCGTTCCGCTTAGCGGCCGAGTCCATCTTGACCCAAGCCGCCTGAGCAGCATCGCCCATGCCACTCGTGAGTGTTCGGGCGCGCGATACCGCAGTGTCAAACTGATCTGTATTAACGATAATATCGATTCGCGCTGTACCGATGCTTTCGTCTGCCATAGGTCAGTCCTTGTGTATCTCTTCGAGCGCGGCGGATTCGATCACGCGTATCGACGCCATCATCTCGTCGTAGTCGTCGGTGGATAAACCGCGACGGTCGAGGTCGTGCAAGATGACGTTGTAGTCAAGCCCGGTCGGCCCGTTCATGCCGACTCGCCATTGCGTCGAGTACCGGGTGAATAGCTGGATGGGCGGCCAGTTTTCGGGCCACAGGTCAACGTTAGGGGGCGGGTAGTCGTCTACCGTCAACCCGTAAGGCTCCAATTCCTCCGGAGTCGGCGGTTCCCAGTAGAGCGCCCGCACGCCCCCTATCAGTTTCCCTTTCTTGCCACCGCCAAGGCATCGCCGTAGCCAGTGATAATGGCAAAGTCGATGCCGGGCTGTTGGTCCTGCAATTTCGCGATGCTGGCAGCGGAAAGCTTTTCGTCCGCGTCCCATTTTTCGACGATGGACAACAGGGCGTCGGCAACACTCAGCTTGTCGTCGCGGATTTTCTCGAGCATCGCCAGATATTCCGTCCTGGTCTTGTGCTTGAACGTAACGTGCAACGTCTGTTCGCGCCCCTGTCCGGTAAAGACGAGATCGGCGTCAAACGTTGGCTTGGCATTGATATGGAACATGCATCACTCCAAAGAAAAGGCCCGCGTGTGCGGGCCGTAGGTTGGTTAGGCGGCATACCGCACGGGATCGGCATTGATGAACGACAACGTGGCCTTGCAGTCCATCACCTGATTCGCCGTCATGCTCGGGGTCTTGTTGAGCGAGCAATAGGCGTTGTAGAGAATGATGGAGTTGTTCGAGAGCGTGCACTTCAACGCACGCTGGTTGCGATCATCGTTCGCCGCACTCAGCGCGGCATAACCGGGCAGAGTCGGGTCGTCCGCGATGCTCAGGTCCAGGCCCGCAGCACTCTTCGTGGTCGGGATGCGGGTTTCCTGGTCCGCCTCGATGAACTGATACGTGGCGAACTGCTGGTCGCCGCCGCTGGTCGAAGTGGTCAGCACCTGCTGAATCTGCGTCCAGCCGTTGACCTTGCGCACGGTGCCAATACCCGTACCTGCGGGATAGGCTG